AAACCGATACCAGTGACCTTATTTTTCTTATAGGTAAATCCCATCGGAGAGCCGTGGAGCTCATAGCCGTCAAGCTGATCAGATCCATCCTCCTCGATACGGTCGAGAGTGTCTTGAAATATAGAGTTTTTAATATCCCCATAAATAAACCGCATCATCGCGCAACGGAAATAATCCATTTTATTAAAGAGCTTAGTCTTTATCAGTTGAGATCCAGCCGTCGACCGACCAGCGGATCGTCCTCCCATTAAAATAAAATAACGCACTCCGGGAGGCGGTATAAATAGATCCTTGTAATGGTGGTTAACCTTTTGCATCGTCGATATCAGTTACGTCCTCAGCCGGGATAACGTGCACCTTAGTCGGATCGATCGGGACCGGCTCTTTTTGCTCCTCTGGTTTTGAGAAGTCCATAAAGATAATCCCGTTGTTATTCTCGACGAGAGCTCCATTAAGTCCGAGCTTACCGGCTGGAGTTTTCTTGTGCTCTTTTTTGTCGAGATACTCTTTAGAGGACTGGACAGATTTACGCACCTTGATCGAGAACGCGATATTTTTCTGAGCGTAGTATCCCAGCTCTTGAGTACAGTGCTCGACGATATCCAAAAAGTGAGGATGTCTATCGATAAAGTTTTGATACTGAGCCACCGAAATACCAGCATAATAACAGGCTTGCTTTTTATTACAGTCCATCTTAAAAGCGTCGATCAGTTTCTCGACCTTATGCTTATTACCCCACCACGCCATCGTATTTAAAATCGGGATAGGAGCCGGGAGAGTGGGATCCTCTATCTGATACGCGTAATAAGCCGGTCGACCGTGGAGAGTCATGTTACCGGGAGCGAGTGGCGTGCCAGAGTGACGTCTTTTCTTGTACGGGATGATCGGCTCGCCGTTTACTATTTTAGCCTTGCGACCGCTGTATCCTTTCTTATTTCCCATAAAATCATACTATCATACTACACAAAAGAGCCCGGATTAAATGCTGGATAAGGACCGATCGGGAGCGACCCTCTCGTCATTTATGGTGATACACCGCTCAGCGATTACCAAACGAATAGTATCAACTTAAGCCAGCCCTTTAACAAACTGACTCAGTTCGCCCTTATGATATCTCCAGCATTTAATCCGAGCTCTTTATCATGTCCAGGATTTTCCCAAACAGATTAAACTCCTCCTCAGTATACTCGATTACGACGTTAATAGCATTGTCAGCCATGATCCAAATACTATACCCATAACCAATATAATTAAAATCAGTAGTTGTGCTTTATTTTTGTTTGACATATTAGCTCTTTAATCGACTGAGTCCCTCGAATACCTGGAGGACCTCAGTCTTAGTAACATTACTCCGACTCATCCCGGAGAAAGTACTCAGATATCTCATATAGTTATTTTTAACAGCTTACAGATCATCGCGTGGACTCGCATGTCTTGAGCCTTGAGATCATACCCGAAACTCCAGAGAGCTAGGAGCTCAGCGATGTCGCTGTTAATAATCATCTTGGACCGATCCCCGGGGAGATACTCCCCAGTCATTATCGACCCGTCAAACTTACCTAAAGCATCGAGGACATGCTCGAGAGCATACTGTCCATTAGTCGCCATCTCTTTACCAAGTAGGCTCCTTAGCTTAGTACGGATTTTAAAGTATGGCATTATTTTTTACTGATTACGTCAGCGATACCATTACGATTAGATCTGTTACCGATACCCTGTCCGTCTCTCTCCTCGTCCAGTTTAAGATCGATCATCGCCTCAGTGAGAGCAACGTAATCAGAGATCCTCATCTTTTTCATGTCCATCGCCATCTCCATAGAGACAAACTTTTGCAACTCTCCAGCCGCATCCTCTTGGACCTTATAAGCCGCGAATACTTCCGGATGATGCTCCTTTAAAATGTTCGCCGCTTGGTTGTCTCCAGCGCCTAGATAAAACACCTCATCCCATAATACTTTACGAGTGACAGTAATCTCTTTACCCTCTCGACTAAAAGTTTCCTTTACATGATTAAATCGATCTTGCGCTGTCCTCAGCAACTCACTGGCTTGCTCCTCAGCCGTTGTGACTTTACCGGTTAGCGTGTGTAATTGTGTAATTGTCTCTCTGTTTATTTTCATATGATTACATGATATCACACTTAAAGAAAAAACACCCTTTCGAGTGTTAATTACTTATAGCCTCCAAACTATTCTATTCGTTGTTTTTCCTAAATAAGGATCAAGCACTACCTCGACGCGATCGTTTACTAGGAGCTGTATCCTCGCTTTTTTCATTTTCCCCGATAGGTGCGCTATCACTAGCGGATCCTCCCTCAGTGTCAGATCCTCCAGTCTCAGCCGGTGCATCTGTCCCGGGAGATGCGCCACTATTATCGCCGTTGGATTGTTGGTCGCTTGCCTCATTATCAAAATCTTTATCGCTAGTAAGTACCACGTTAGTCGTCACCATCTTAAACGGTAGATGCTTTTTAGCCTGGTTACTAAAATCAAGCGCTGGATCATCTGACTTAGGATCAAATCTCAGAGAGACCGTAACGTCACTCGTCAACAGCATAAATCGATTTACTTGCTTAGTCTCACCAAACACGTCACCATCCTCAGTCCGCATACTTTTACCGTCGATTACTGGAGCGGTTTTATTTAACGCTCCTCCGACAAGTCCGATCGTTTTATTACTCTTGATCACTCGGATCATCTGCTCGACGTCAGTCTCTTTAGTGAGAGTGTCCTCGTCAATAAGGAGGAGCCGATACTTTGATCGACTGAGCTTAAGGAGCTCATTAAAGGAGTGACCCTGGGGAGCTTTAAATGAGATGTGGTGGACGACCAATCGATTTAATAGACCAGCCTCAGCAAACTCAGCCCGGAGCTGTTTGTAATAAGCTCGGTCCATATTGCGATCACTATCAGCGATAATAATCTGAGCCTGGGGATACGTTTCGACAATAGAATTTAAAAGACGCTCAAGTCCTGGACGGTTGTCATAAGTTGAAATCAGAAAGTCCACCTCTGACATCCGGACGGATTGTTTTGCTGTTTTTTTCATATCAAAAATAATAACACGATTACGCGAGCTCTTTTAAAACTTTTTTATACACAGCGGTATCAGTCGCAAGCAAGCCGACCAAGACATCGAGGATATCTTGTCGGTTGATACTTTTCTTGAGCTCGTCACCGATCTCGATCTGAGAGCGTCCTAAATCACTCGCTCGATCCGGATCGATAGAGTATGTTCGTCTTTTACGTTTTGCTATTTCCTTATCCATATGTCCAGAGTATAACTTACTTAGTATCATATCATACTATCGTATATGTTGATAACTAAAAAAAGGGACCGACGTTAGTCAGTCCCCAGTTACTCATCCAATCCGGGAGGATGATGGATGAGAGACGATGATCACCTCCCCTCTGGTACGTTGTACTTAAAGTAACGATCAAGATGCTGAGTCGAGCAAAAGGCGAGACCTTTATGCTGGAACATCTCTAGGATGCTACCACGGACGCCGTGACAATACGCGCACCTCATCGCGGATCGCAGTACGGGCATCCGTAAACGAAAATCGAGTGATGCGGACAGCTGCCGTCGATCAGCGAGTCCGGACGTAACGTCTCCGGCCGCGGATCCGATACCGGATCAAGATCCATCGCATACTGCTCAGCTTGTCGAAACCTCTCATCGAGAGGGAGTAACGGTTGTGTATCTTTGTCAAACATTTCACTCCTCCAGTTGCACTCCTCCCACAGTATACCAGCTCCCCGGCTCGCATTATCCCGACAGAGTGTGAAGAAACCAGTCGGTTTGAAAATAGCCTTATTTATCAACAAACGAGATGTAACGCTAGTAACGGTCTGTAACAGTCACTATAGTCGACTACTGTTACAGGATTTAGCCTTATAAATAAGGCCAAAATCGGTTTTGTAACGGTTGTAACATATCTTTTTAATATAAATATATATATATAATAATAAGTAGTACAGTGCTGGAGCGTAGTATAAAAAATAACTGTTACAACTTTTGCCGTTACAACTCTCAATACACGGCTCTAAATAAGGCTATAATCTTGTAACGCATACTAAAAACTAAAAACGGTTTTGCTTTTTATGCTGTTACAGCCTTATAAATAAGGCTATTACTGCTGTTACAACCTCCATATTTGACAAAAGTAAAAGCCGTGTCCACTCAATACACGGCTTTAAATAAGGCTATAATCTTGTAACGCACCCCACAAAACGACACATATAAAGAAAATACCCTTATAAATAAGGGTATAATCATCATTAGAAGGCTTTTTCCTCTGGATCGATAGGTTTATCAGCCCATCGTCCTTTATATCGACGCTTAGTGTCGTCGGAAAATATCCATCTCCGAGCGACTTTTTCCTTGAGATCTCCCAGTCTGACCGTTTTTGAGTTCATTCCCATTTTTCTGAGCGTCCGACCGATCTCCCACTCGGTATTTTTATCCATAATCGGCGTCGCTCGATGCTCATGTATTTCAGCAATAGCGCCGATAAATACCTCCTTAATAGTGATACCATCTCGACGCTTAGTCATAGAGAGATCCAGATACCAGTCCTCGATCTCCTCCATATGAGTCTCAGCCGCCGTCCGGCTTTCCTGGAGCTCGTCGAGATCATCTTTAGGATATTCCCACGTTGTCTCCTTTAGCGTCTCGACTCGGTGTACAGCCTCAGCATATAGCTGATCTCTATTCTCAGTAATCCAGTCGACGTCAGCCTCCTTACTTAGCCGCACCGGTAGCCATCGCCGATTACCCGTCTCATCTTTGAGATAGTCAGTATCGTTAGTCGTCATCGCAAACACACATCCTCGCTTTATAGTCTCGGTCGTCCTCCCATACGGTAATCGATACTGATCCTCGACCTTAGTGATCAGAGCTTTCACTTGTCGGACGCCGGCTCGACTGAGGATGTCTCCCTCAGAAAACTCGACGATAGTATTTTTAGCGAGGACTTGGAAAAAATCTTTATCACTGGAGTAAGTAGTCTCGACGTGCCACGGATCACCGAGCGCCCGGAGACTCGACGACTTCCTGGTCCCTTGACCTCCCTCAAGTACGAGCACCTCGTCAAACTGACAACCTGGATGCAGCACTCGCTTGACGAGACCTTTCATCCAGTTACTCCCGATCGCATCGTACAGCTCATTGACTGGAGCACCATAGGCACTATTAAGCCAGGTCGCTAGTCGGTCCTCACCATCCCACTCGAGATTTAATAAATAATCTCTCGGAGGATTTATCCGCTCATTACGACTGACGGCGAGCATCGACTGAGTGACCATATCTCTCGAGACCTTAGCGAGAAAATGATAGTCGCTCGACATCCATCTTTGGAGATCGAAAATGTCACCGTCGCTCATGTCCGCCCACTTACCAGAGTGATCCATTACCTCAGTCGTGTAACTAAATTCATTAAATCGGAGCTTACCTTTATACTCATCGCTCTCGAGTAAGCGACAGACGTTTTCCATTATTAAAAGTGGGTACTCATTTTTACCGCCGGACATTACATAGTCCGGAGCTGTAGGATCTTGTACAGGATCCAGTCCCATAGAGACGAGCTCCTCGTTTGACCTTGCCAGCTCGTCCTTATTTACTTTATCCTCCATAAGTAGTTACGTTATGTATACAAGTCATTCCCAGTATGATATCATACATAACGATGACAGCAAAATTAAAAGGGGATAAACAGATCGAGCCTCACCTCTTAGAAAAAAGGAGGGAGATCATCTGGAGCCTCAAGGCTCAAGGACATAACAATGCTGAGATCGGGCGAATCTTTAATATAACCAGAGCTCGAGCCGGCGTCATTATAAGAGGGATACCGAGTAATTATAAGTCACCATGGATCAAGCGGATACAATAAAAACAGGAGGACACTCCTTACAGGAGGAGCGTACGCGAAATGTCGAGATCGACGGGAGCTGGTACGAGATACCAAACTACCGTCCGGAGACGCTCGGACTCACTAAAGCCCTGGAGCTTTTTGAGGACAGTATCCCGGATATAAAAGAGGCGTGTCAGCTCAATATCCTACACATAATGAGAGACAATCCTAAGATCGAGCCCTCTGGAGATGAGACGCTCGACTGGGTACGAGAGGGACTCAGAGAGGAGCGGATAAAATCAGCCGTCCAGCACTATCAAAAGACGCTCAAGCGGATAAAATCGAGAGAGGACGCTCGGCGTAATCCGCACCGGACCAGTATCACTGACGAGATGATCGAGGCGGCGAGGGAGTATCCGATTAGCGATATGTATGACGGACACTTACGAGGCGGCGAGGATCGGAGACGTTTCGGGATCTGTCCGTTTCATGCTGAGTCGACTGGATCATTTTGTATCCATCCCGACAATCGCTGGAGTTGCTTTGGAGCTTGTAATGAGCATGGCGACTCGATCTCGTACTATCAAAAAATTAACAGTGTCTCCTTTCCGGAGGCGGTAAAAGCAATGCAATAACTACTATGACTCAAGACTCAGCACTCGAACTACTCAAAAACAGTAACGACAATATATTTTTGACCGGAGCTCCCGGGACCGGTAAGTCGTATCTTATAAATAAATATGTCGCCTGGAGTGAGGATAACGGGGAGCTCCCGGTAATGACCGCCTCGACTGGGATAGCGGCATTAAATGTAAACGGACGGACTCTCCATAGCTGGGGAGGATTGCGTGACGATCATCCACTATCGAACCAGGACATCGGCGATATCCTCGAGGGATACTCATACACGAATTACGTCGAGACTGAGACACTGATCATCGACGAGATCTCGATGGTCTCATCATCACTGATCGAGAGCCTCAATAGGATCGCAAAAAGAGCTCG